GTGGACGGGCTCGCGCTCGGCCTGCATGGCGCGCAGGGCCGCGGTGCCGTACTCGGCGCGGTGCTCGGTCGTCTCGGCCCGCAGGAAAGTCAGGCGGTCGCGCAGCTCGCGGTTGGCGGCGTTGCGGATGTCGTGCTCGGTCATGGTGCGTCTCCCGTGGTGGTGGTGCGTGACGCCCGACAGGCGGGCCGAGCGTCACCCCTAGAGTATTGCACTAGGCGCGGCAAAGCGCAATAGGCAATGTGGCGTCAGTCGCTGCTGTCGACGTGGACCACCAGCCCGCACACCTGGCAGGTCCAATCGGTGATGCAGCGGCCCAGCTTGTGTTCGGTCCACAGCCCTACCGGACGGTGGGACGGCCAGCCATGGTGGACGCCGTCCTTGCACGCGGGCATGGGGGTCGTGGCGAAGTTGGCGGTCCAGCGGCGTCCGCTGTTCGGCTTGTCGGTCACGCGTCCTCCGTGCAGAACCGGCGACGGAACTCGGCAGCCTGCACATCCCCTGCCGCAGCCCCTGCCGCATCCCTTGCCGCATCCCCTGCCGCATTCCCTGCCGCATCCCCTGCCGCATTCCCTGCCGCAGCCCATGCCGCAGCCCATGCCGCAGCCCCTGCCGCAGCCCCTGCCGCATTCCATGCCGCAGCCCCTGCCGCAGCCCCTGCCGCATCCCTTGCCGCATCCCCTGCCGCATTCCTTGCCGCATCCCTTGCCGCAGAAAGCTCCTCGTCAGTGGCCAGTCCATCGGCATAGCGTTCCGCCACGTCCAGCGCAGCCAAACTGCGCGGGTCCGTCATCAGGTGTTGTACTTGTCGCGCACACCACACGGCATAAAGTCGGATGGCGCGGTCGTGTCCCGTGACGCACCGCAGCGCCCACAGCGCGTCATCCAACCCGTTGCTGTCCAGAATCGTGGCGAGCGTCACCGGCTCGTCGTCCGGGCCGGTCTTGCCTAGGTGCGCCAGAAGTTTGCCCCACCCCTCCACGCACGGATCGTGGGCGCGGATGGCGTTCAAAGTCGTCGTCAACATCATCGGTTAGCCCTCCCCGGCGGTGCAGTTTTCGTGCCCGTGGCCAGCCCAGCACCAGCAGTCCGCGTACCCAATGTCCCAGGCGGCACCGCCGGACACCGTGATGGCCGAGCCGTCGGCGAACACGGCACGCCAACAATCGTAGCTCACGTCGATGCGCCCGCCGTGCAGGTCAATCAGGTCGTCCAGCGTCACCCCGTCCGGGGTGGCCCAGCGAGTGCCGTCGTGGCCCAGCGCGGCGGAGATCAGCTCGGCGGCGGTGGGGGTCACCGTGTGCGTGGGGCGGGTCTTGGTCATGGTCTAGTCTCCCGTGGTGGTGGTGCCGGGGCTGGTGGCGTCCAGCCCCGGCGGTGGTGGTTCAGGCGGCGCGCTGGTATGTGGTCTGAAGTTGCTTGATGATTGCCACCATTTCGCCCAGCACTTCCTGCTTGGCGCTAGCCGAGTAGCGGTGGCCACTCCGCTCGAAGTTGAAACGAAGCGTAGCAAGCCGCTCGCGAAGCGCATAAATCTCAGCGTTGGTCATCTATCAATCTCCCGTGGCGTTTCGTCTCGGCTGGTGGCGTCCAGCGTCTCGACACTAGGGAATATAGCCCGTGGACTAGTCTTGTCAATAGGTCGGGGCGAACTCTTTTCAGTGGGCGGGCTTCGGCTTGTCGAGGCCGTGTTTCACGCAGATGGCCCGGTGCTTGGCCTTGGGCCATGTCCCGCCGCAATGGGCGCAGCGGGCATCCTGCGCCTTTTTCGCCGCATTGGCCTTTCGGCGCTGTGCCGCCTTGGCCCGCTGTTCGTGCAGCGGCAGGAATGTCATGTTGGGGTGATAGTGCCCGTGGCAGTCAAGACAAACGAGCTGCAACCAGTCGAGCGGCTCGTGCCCGATCACCTTGCCGTACCGCAAATGGTGAACGTGCTGGCCCCGGCGCATCCGGCACCGCTCGCATCGGCCCTGCGCCCGCAGGATCACTTCCCGTCGCTTCAGTTGCCAGGCAGGCCGGTCAACCGGCAGTCCAGCGCGTCCGCTCATGTTGATAACTTTGGGCTTGAGTATGACGGGGCCATGTCCGGGCGCTGTTTGGGGAATGAACCTGAGCGCGTCGAAGGTGGCCATTGGGTGAGACTATGGCGAGTCTATGCGGTCTGGAAACCGATAGTGCCAGCCCTGGGCCCCAATCCGTTGTCATCCGGCGATGGGTACAGGGGAAGGCTTTCAGGGCCTATCGTGAACCTATGGGGATCCGCTCTGGCGTCAGCGCCCGACCAACGTTGTAGGCCGACAGTTGCGTGGATTTGTTTTGTAGCCAGAGGGCATCGGGCTCAGGATTGTTGTGTGAGCTGCCAGTACAGCCCGCGCAGGGGAGAGCGTATTAGGCCCCTGCGGTCCTGCGACATTGTGCGATAGGCGGCTTCCTCGAAAGCACGAGGCCCCCGCTTTGTGATGTCAGGCCCGCACGGCCTTTGCGGGCTGCGCGGCATCACTAGCGGGGGCCTCTATTGTGTGCTCATGTCGCGGATGGCCTGAACACCCGCAACACCAATACTCACCCGTTCCGCCATTTCGTCAAGCCCGGAAACACGAAACCCCCCGGATGCGGACCGGGGGGTCGTGCTGCCGGGGAATCCCCAGGCATCGCCATGCTGGCACGCCACGGGAGCAGCGGGCGAGCTCCTGCAACCTAAGGTGTAACAGCCACAAACGCAACACGCCGCACGCGATCTCCTGGCCGGGCGAGCGTGCGGCGTGTCGACTTGACCTCGGTGCATCCTGCGCCTGGAGGTGGCGCACAAGCAATCTAGCGCACCAGCAGCCCAAATGCCACCCCGCCCGCCGCGGCTAGGCCGTGCGTCACGACTTGCTCCCGCCGCGTGGGGATGCGCCTGCGGTGGATGGCCAGCTCCTCCTCGGCCAGCTCGGCCCGCCGCGTGGTCAGCGCTACCCGCTGCTCGCAGGTCAGGACCGTGGCTGTGCAGGCGCGTATCGTGCTATCGGCGACCTGCACCACCCGCTCCACCACCAGAGTGTCACGCTTCCACCGGTCGACCGTCTGGCGCAGCGTGTCCCACCGCGTCACCAGCACCCGCAGCCGCAGCGTGTCGCGCAGATACACCGTGTCAAGCACGGCCAGCGTCTCGACCACCGCGGCGCGCTCGACGGCCAGCCCTTCCGCCCTGCCGTCCCGCCGCCCTAGCTCCCACGCCCCCGCCACCAACGCCGCCGCCGCGCCGAGCGCTAGCAGCACCAGCCGTGCGTTCGTCATGTGTAATCGTGCCGGTAAAAATTCGGGATGAGGTTCGGGTCTTTCTTCCGCCCAGGCGAAATCATGGCATGGGTTAGCACCCCCTCAATGCTCGGGTAGCGCGCACGCCAATCCTCGATAAGCCAGCGGGCGGCGTCCACCTGCGCGTCAGTCAGTCGCTCGACGCCGTCGTGGCGATTGCTGAACGCCAGGCTCAAGGTGTGCCGGTTGAGCCCCACCACCCCGCCGTACTCGCTAGAGCCACACGCCCACGCCGCCCGGCTGTCCACCACGAACCGCGTGACCTTGCCGTCCCGGTGGACCAGCGCGTGGTAGCTCACCTTGGACGCCGCCGACAGCAGCCACGAGATCGTGGACGACTCCCGAGGGCTCACGTCGGCGTGGAGCACGATCCACCGCACCGCCGCCCCGCGCCGCTCGCTGTGGTGCGTGGACCGCGCCCAAGTGATCGGCGGCGCTGCCCGCGTGCCGAGCTGGTCGACCTGCGCAGGCCCCGGGCTCAGTCCCACGTGACGTCCCGGTCGTCTGGCCCCCGCTCGTCCTGGTCCATGCCGGCAAACGGCGGGCTGGTGGCCGCGGCGAGCGCCCCCATGGCCTTGGGCAGCGCCGGGGCCAGCAGGCGGGCGCGGTCAATCGGCACCTTGATGATCGCCAGCAGCAGCACCGACACCGCGTTGTAGCTCAGGGCCGCCAGAAACGCCTGTTTCCCGTGAAACACCGAGGCCACCACCAGCACCACGCCCAACGCCAGGTGCAGCGCCAGAAAGAGCCACAGTGGGTCCAGTTCGCCCTGCTGCGTGTACAGCCACGTCCCCCGCCGCGGGCTCGGCCCGGGGCTAGACACGCTCGCCCCGCGGGGCGCCGCGGCGCTCCATCGTGCCCTCGATGCGGGCCACCCGCTCGGCGGTGGCGTGCGTGGTCTCCCGGATCGCGGCCAGCTCGCGGGCGAAGTCCGCCACTTGGCGATTCAGGGTGTCGACCGCGCCCTTGAGGATGCCATAGGCGATCCCCGCTCCCAGAATGCCCGAGACGACCGGCACCACCATCGGCAGCGCGGACGGCTGCGCCTGCTCGATGGCCACCGAGCCGAGCGCGGTCAGTGTGCCGACCTTCAGGGCGGCGATGGTCTCCGTGGTCATGCGTCTCCCCTTTACCATCCGGTCGCCGGGAAGCGCCCGGCACGCAGCGGCTCTTGCACCGTGCGAAAGATGTCCGCGTAGGTCTGCCCCACCGTCTCCAGCCGATACCGCTGCCGGGCCAAGCTGCGCACCGTGCCGCGGTCCAGATGCCCGACCTCGTCCAGCGCCCGCGTGAAGTCGGCCAGCGTGTTGCACCGGATGCCGGTCTGCCCGTGCAGCACCGTCTCGGCGAACGCCCCAAAATCTGACGTGATGGCGGGCGTTCCGCACAGCGCCGCCTCCACCACGGCCCCGCAGAACGGCTCCGCGTACCGGCTCGGGGCCACGATGGCCCTGGCGTTGCCAAGGAACTCGGCCCGCTCCGTGGTCAGGGGTCCGACAAATTCCACGTTCGCAGGCGCCTCGCCGAAGGCGTCCGGGTCGCCCTGCCCCGCCAGGCGGAACCGCAGGTCGGGGCAGCGCCGCGCCAGCTCCAGCACCACGGCCACGCCCTTGCCCTCGGTCAGCCGCCCAAGGAAGGCGATGTAGTCGCCCTTGCCGCGCCCACGGGGCCAGTCGTCCACGTCATAGTAGTTGGGCGCCACGAACTCCAGCCGCGGCGAGTCGAGCTGCACGCCGTGCCGCCCCTCCTTGGCCATAGTGCCATGCCGCACGGCGTAGCTCTCGAAGATGCGCCACGGCAACAGGCAGTCATAGTACCCGATCCCCGACTCAATCGCCCCAGCCCCAGCCGCCAGCACGGGCAGCCCGCGGATGGCCGCGGCGTGCGCATGGCCGAACGGCAGCAGGATCAGGTCGCCGGGCTCCACCCGCTCCTTCAGCTCCTCGCGGGCGTACAGGTTCCACTGGCGGTAGACCGGCGAGCCGTCCACGGCGTCGGCCCCGTAGAAGCCGCGCCCCACCTCGTGGTACGCATGGCCCAGCAGCGCCTGGTGCTCGTCCTGCTCCATGAGCACCACGTCCTCGGTCGCCCCCGTCTCGCTGCCCGCCACCCCGTAGTGGATCACGCGGTAGCCGTGCGGGAACAGCATGGGGCCGAACCGCTTCACCTTTTGGGTGAAGGCGCAGTGCGTAAAGTCTTGCCGCGTCACGGTATGCGGCACGGCCAAGAGGTGCAGTTGCATGGCTAGGTCAAAAACGTCCCGGCGCGAAAGCGCGACATCAGCACCGTGTCGCTCGACCGCGCATAGACCGTCATCTGGTAGGTGGGGCTCACCCCGATAGAATAACCGCTGGTCACCGTCACCGGGCTCGTCTGGTTGGTCAGGAAGCCATCTTCCACCGTGCCGCCCGTGGTCACCGTGCGGTACTGGAGGTCATATTGCGTGCCGCTCGGGAAGCCGCTGCCCGTCCAGCTAAACTCGTACTGGTTGGTCACATCGTCCGCGTTCTGTGTGCCGATGGTGATGCTGGCCGACGTGGCGTCCTTGGCGGGGACGTTGACCGACTCGCCGATGGTTATGCTGTCCTTCGTCGCCCTGAACGAGGCCACCTTGGCCGCGCCGCTGAAGTCGTTGCGGGTAATCGTCTCGGTTCGCGGCGAGGTCCAGCCGCTGACCGACTGCGTTGCGCCATCCAAGGCGTATTCAATAGTGCCCGTCCAGGTAATCACCAGCGAGTAGCTAGAGCTGCCGGGCGTGGTGACGATGTTGAGACTCGGCCCCACCCGCTCGATGGCGGGCACGTCCACCGAGTCGCTGACCGCGGCCCGGTCGGTTGCCGTCACGAGGAAGGTGATGCGCCCCGTGTTGCCGCCGATGGCGGGGCGGTCGACCGTCACGTCGACGTAGCTGCCAGCCACCTCGGTGACCGTGGTGTTGGTCTCCGGGGTGACGGTCGCCGGGCTCAAGGGGCTGGTGGCTGCCAGCGCGTCGGTGACCCATGACACCGTCGCGGTGTTGGGCGACAGCGCCACCGGGCTCGCGACCGCCATGCGGATGGTGAGCTGCGTGCCGCTGTTGGCAACCACCCGCGCCCGCCCGATCAGGGATTGCGTGGTGGCCACCGGGGCGATGGCCACCGGGTCCGTGTCCGCCGCGTAGCCGGTCGCCGTGGCGGTGAAGGTAATCATACCCGCCGGAGCGCCGACCGCAGGGCGCGGCACATCAAAGTCGATGAAGCTGCCCGCCGTTTCCGGGCTGGCGAAGTTGCCCGTTCCTGTGGTCACCGTGTTGCCGCTAGAGTCGGCGGGCGAGACGCCCGTGAGCCCCTGTGTGGTGTACCGGATCGTCGCCGTGGTCGACGTGAACGGGTCCGGTACGTTCACCGCCACGCGCACCTTGGCGACCGTCGCCGTACTGGTCGTCAGCTCGCGGGCGCGGGAAATGAGGGGTTTGGTGTCCCGCGCCCCGTTGGTGAATACGTATTGATAGGGGCCGCTGACGTTGCCGCCGCCACCAGCCGCATCATAGGCCGCGAACGCGACATAAGCCACGGCCCCGACCGACCAGGGCCCGGCGTCCGTGAACGTGCCGTTGCGGGCGTTAATCAGCGTCCCCGCCTGCGCGGCGGCATAGGCTACGGCATCGCTGGCCCATGGCGTAGCCGAGACCGCATACTTGATAGAGACCGTGTCCGTGTCCCCCTGCACGGTCACCGTCAGCACGCCCGCCGTGCTAAAGAGCCCCGCCGCGCTCACGATGTTGGCCACCCGCCCGCGGTCAAATGACTCGATCCCCGACGCCAGCACCCGCTCGATGCCGTCCGCGCCGAAGCCCTTGACCTCGTACTCGATGCGCAGGAAGCCGGTCGTCGGGATCGTGGCGCTGTAGGTGTAAGGCGCAGCGCTATCGACCGTCCATGCGCCAAACACCCCGGTTCCCGGGTCGTCGCGGAAGCGCACCTCAGTCAGCCGCCCCTGCGGGTCCGCGATGATAAGCGTGACCGTCCCCGTGGTGCTGCTCTCGGTGATCTCCACCCCCACCGTAGGCACCACCGGCGCCGGGCGCAGCACCTCAGCAGGCACCCCCCGGGCGATCCCAGACACTTCGCCGGTCGCCGCACTGGTCACGAACCCGCCCAGCGCGTGCTTTGCCCGGTAGTAGTAGGTGAATCCGTCGCGGGCCAGCCGGTCCACGTAAACCGCCGTGGACCCCGGTACGCGGGCGATCTCCCCAAAGCTGCTGCCGCTCACCGCGCTGCGCTCAATCACGAAGTCCAGCGTCTGGTCAGACGCATAGAGCCCGAGCGCGATGCCCTGCTCCAGCGTGGCGTCATCCAGCAAGGGCACAAGCGCAATGCCCGCCGGGCGCGTGGCCGTGCTGCCCGTCCCGCTGGTCGTCACGCTGGCCGTCGCCACCGGGCCACGCCCGGTCGGGGTGCTATAGGCGATGGCGAGCTGGTACGTGCCCGCCTCCAGCGTGCGTATGACCGTCGACGTGGAGCCGGGCGGCAACGTGGTGACCAGGTACGGCTCCCACTGCGTCGGGGCCGAGCCGCCCAAGTAGGCGAACACGAACAGCGGGTAGGCGGTGCTGGTGTTCGTCCACGAGATCGCCACGCTAGTGGCGGTCGTCGTGCCCACCGTGATGGCGCCCGGTGTCGGGATCGCCGTCAGGGTGACGCTGGCCCACGCTGTCCAGGCGGACGGGCGCCGCCCGGTCTGCGTGGTCCGGGCGCGCACCTGCACCTGCGTCCCGCTGCCCTGTACCGCCGTCAACGCCACCGCGCCCGTAGGCACCGCCCCGGGCAGATACCGCTGGAAAATGCCGTTGCTGGTCGGCGTGGCCCCGGTGCCCCACTCCACTTCCACCCCGAGCACGCCGCCGCTGTTGATGGTCGCGGCGTTCGTGATGGTGAACTCGGCCACGCTGTACGGGTTGGCCGTGCTGGCCGCAATGCTAATCGTGGCCGCGGGGCTGACGGGCTGCGCGTTGATCCCGCTGTCCAGCAGGCGGAACGATGGCCCGGTCGGCGTCTCGGTGCGCCGAACCACCTGCATGATGCGGGCGCCCACCGTGCTCTCCCCGATCCGGTAGTTACGGTTGGGGTAGTGCGGGGCCTCCAGATACACCTCGTCGCCGACCTGCGCCGCCGCGCTGGCCGCGCTGGCCAGCACCTGCACCTCGGCCACGGGTGAGCCCCGCCCGAATCGCGGCAGGATGTTGCGGCCAATCGCTTCGAGCGTGACGGTCGGGTTCGGCGAGAAGTCAGACGCCGTATGAATCATCCCCGGCACACGGAAGCTGACATCGCGGCCCGCAAACGTGGTCAAGGCGGCGTCGGTATAGCGCGCCGTGATGTTGATCTCGGTCGTCTGTATGCCGTCAGGCGGCTGCACCCCTTGCTGGGGCGCCACCGCTTGGGGTGAGGCCGTGAATAGCTGCTGGATGAGCGTCACGCTGTTGATTGCGGTGCGCTCGTCCAGGTCGAACACCACCGGGTCGGCGCTGCTTAGGTCGCCTGACGCAATCGTCAAAGACGGCGTGGCGGTCGTCAAAATGCGCGTGGCGACCATCTCTTGATCGCCCAAGCTGTTGGTGCGAACCGCCAGCCCGAACGGTCCGCAGATCGCATCGTCAAGGAACTGGGCGATGATCGGCGCCTCGGTGAACCGCAACGCCAGCCGCACGTTTTCGCCGATCGCTGCCTTGGCCGCGGCAATCCATGCCCCGCTCGTGTTGTATCGCACGCGGGCGCCAGTCCAGATGGCCGTCACGATGTCGACCGGATGCGCGTCCACATAGAGGGGGCATTCCTCGCGCACTTCGGTCGTCGTCAGCGAAACAAACACCACCGCGCCGGTCGAATACGGGCACGACGGCCAGTAGAAATTGAGCACCCGAAACACGTCCGGATAGGCTAGGAAGCCCAGCTCGTTGTACACTAGCACGGCGTTAGTCGCCGCCGCGTTCGTGCTCGTGCTGCCGATGTACGGCACGATGCCGTCCGTGATGGCGCCGCTGGCCACCGTGGCGAACGCCAAGTCAAAGCCGGTCGAGCCGATGTCCGCGTTCGGGCGGCTCTTGGTGGCGATAACGTTCAACGCCGTCTGGTTATACAGGACGTTCAGGTCGCGGGTGATCGGCCCGGTGGGCGGCAAATAGCCGTCCTGAAAGTCCGCCCGCCAGTAGTTGCCGCCGATGCTTGTGAGCTTATAACGCCAGCCACCACGCGCCTTGGCCACGCCCCAATCGGACGTGACCGGCCCACCGATCAGAGTCCCCCGCGTGGCGTAGCTGCCGATGCTGCTGCCCGTGAAGATCGGCTGCGTCTGCTCCACCCGCCGGGTGTCGCCCACCGTGATGGCGTACCGCGCCGGGGCCACCAGCCGAATGGACAGCACGTACCCCGCCGTCAGGCCCGTCCAGCTCCCGCCGTCCGTGCGCGTCTCGACATACGCCCGCCGCCCCAAGAGCTGCTGAAGGTAGCCCGCGTCCTCCAGGGCGTTCGTGACCACGCGGATCGTGCCCGTCCCGTCCGTGCCCGTGGCCGCGTCGACGACCTCCACCACATACGAACCCGTCCGGGTCTGCCCCGTCACCGGGTCGATCTCCTGCCCGTCCCCGCTCGGCGGTCCCGCCAGGTACGGGTTGGTCCCGCCCGCCACGCTCGAAATGGTCAGCGCGTCCGCGGTCCCGTTGGGGTCCGTGACGGTCGACGCATTGCGGATGCGCAGCCGGTACTCGATCAGGTAGTTAGGCATAGTCGCACAGCATGTCCGCGCCCGGAGACGCCAGGTTGACCAGCGACACCGATAGGGTGTAGGTCAGGAACGTGGCGTCCTGAAACGCCAGCTCCACCGTCCCCTCCGGGTCCAGCCCGCAGGTGCTATAGGTGCGGGCACTGTTGTCGCTGGTCGTCACGCTGCACGTCCCGCCGCCCTGAAGATGCCGGATCAGCCGCAGTGCGGTCCCTTGGTTGGTCGCCGGGATATCCCGCATCTCGAACCGCGCCCCGTAGTCGATGCGGAACGTGAACATCGACCGCGCCCCGGTCGCCAGCGCCACCGCGGTGTCGCCCACCCGCCGCGTGAACGGCGTCCAGTTGGCGAAGCGCGAGCCGACCGCGCCCGCCACCCCGGTGGTGCCGTTGTCGAGCGTGGCGCTCGTGCCGTCGTTGAATCCGATGGAAGCCATGGCCTAGACGATGGTGGTCCCGCCGCGCCGCTGGGCGTTGCGCAGCAGCTCCTGCATCTGCCGCTGGGCGCTCGGGTCGTTGGGGCCGATGATGGTGACGTTCATGGACTGTGCGGGCGAGAGCCCGCCCGCCGCGGCGGCAGCCATGGTCGGGCCGAAGGTCAGCCCCGGCAGCGTGATGCCGCCCTGCCCGCCCGCGGTGTAGCCGAATCCGCCCGACGAGACCGGCGCGCCTGCGCCCGTGGTCGTCATGCGAGACGCCACGCCCTTCATCATGCCGCCGAGCGCGATCAACCCGACCGCAGCGGCCACCATGCCGGCAGGGCTAAGGGACGCCAGTGACGCTCGAACTGCGGCCATCAGTTTGGCGACCGGCAGCAGGCTCGTGCCAAGCTGAATCAGCATATCCCCAAGACCGGACAGAATGGTCTGGCCGAGCGCCTTGAAGGCGTCCCCAATTGTGCCACCACGAGCGGTCAGCGCCTGGAAGGCATTGGCCAGCCCAGCCGACAGAATCTGGTTGAGCTGCTGCCCCATCTCGCGGGCGGGCTCCAGCACGTTGCGCTCGTAGGCCGCAATCATCTCGTCCCGCTTGGCGTCGAGCCCCGCGATCATCGACGACATCAGCGGGTCCGGTGCCGCCGCGATGGATAGCCCGATCTTCTTCTGTGCCGCCTGTATTTCCGCGAATGCCGCAGCCACGAGCGCGTTCAGCGGGCTGGCCGCAGGGTCTGTTGCCGACGCTGCGGTCTTGCCGCCGGTCAGCGTCTTGGCCTTGGCCAGCAGCTTTTCAAGCTCGGCGCTGTAGTTGCGCGTCTGCCCGGCGCCCTGCTGCGCGGCCTGCGCCTGCTTCATTGTGGACGCTGCCATCGCGTCCATGCTCTTCTGTACTTGCCCACTAATCAGCTTATAGGCACCCAGCCCAGCCGCCATGGCCGCCACCGTGGCCAGCACCTTGGCAGGCCCACCCGCCGCGCCGAGCGCGATCTGAGCGAAGGCGATGCCGTCCGCCACCGTCTTGACGGTGCGGGCCAGCGACAGCAGGGCGGAAATCGTGCCCGCACTGCCGAGAATCGCCGTCGTGGTCGAGGCCGCGAACGCCGCCGCTTGATAGCCCGCCCACGCTCCCGCCGCCGCCGCGATCAGTCCGGCGATCTCGGGTAGGTTGCGGCGCAGCGTGTCCACCAGCCTGGCAAACATGCCCGTGATGTCGGCACTCTTGTTGATCTCGCCCGCCAGCATGACGAAATCGTTCCGCAGCGTGGTGATCTGCTGCGACATCGTGGGCACGAACGCGGCGAACTGCTCCGACACGGTGGTGTTGGCCAGCATGGCCGTGGCGAACATCTCCGACGACAGCTTGCCTTCCAGCGCCAGTTTCCGCAGGCCCCCAGACGCCAGCCCCAGCGACTTCTCCACCGCTTGAATCAGCGCCGGGGCGCCTTCCTGTATGCTGTTGAACTCCTCAGCCCGTACCGTGCCCGCCGCGAACGCCTGCGAAAGCTGGGTCAGCGCCCCCGCCGCGGCCTCGCTGCTGCTCCCGGATACGGCGATGGCCTTGCCGACGAACTCTGTCAGCCGCCCCACCTCGGCCTGCGATAGCCCAAGCGTCTCGGCGCTGCGGGCCGTCTTGGCGTACAGGTTGGCCACCTCGTTGATCGGCTGCCGCGTGAGCTGCGCGATCTGGTACACCTCGGCCTGCGCCGCGGCCAGCCCCTCGGCGCCCGTGGACGCCAGCTTCAACTGGTTCGTCAGGTTCGTGTAGCTATCCAGCGCCACGCCAATCTGTTGCGCGCTGAAGGCCGCGCCGACCGCCCCAGCCAGCGTGCGGAACGAGCCGGTCAAGTCCTGCGCCGCCTTGTCCGTGCTTTGCAGCTTGCCCGACGCATTGCTGGCCGCCTTCCCCAAAGAGTCCAGCGCCGACTGCACCGCCTTGGCACCGATCTCCTTGATGGCGACCGCCACGCTCATCACGTCCATGCGTCAGCCCTCCCCGACCACGGCCAGCCGCTCGTGCTGCGCCACCAGCGCCAGCGCCCGCGCCTTCGCCTGGTCGATCATGGACGTCAGCCGCCCCGCCGCCTTCAGGTAACGCAGCTCGGCCTGTTGCAGCTTGCTCGGCTCGTGAAATGCCACGGCGACGAGGCCCGCCAGGTCCGTTCGTTCCCCCATGCGCTCCACCGTCGCCTCCCGGTCCATCGCCATAATCTCGCCCCACGTCCACAGCGTCAGGGCGAACGAATCCCGCGCCACCTCGGCCACCGGGCGGGCCGTCGCCCGCGCCACCTGCACCACCACCCGCGCCACGTACTGCGAGACTGACCGCGGCACCGAGACCGTCGTCCCGGTGCCCACGGTCAGTTTCCCGCCGCTGGCTCCGCTCCGCTCCGCTCGTCCTGCCCGGCGTCCTGGCTCGCCAACTGCGCCTCCACCTCGGCCACCGCGCCCCGCGTGAGCTGCACCAGCGCGCCGAGCTGGTCGACCGTCAGCCGATCCACTTCCGCCGCCGTCAGCTCGGGGCACGAGGCCCGCACCACGTCCAGCAGGGCGCCCATCAGGGACACCCCGGTGGGGTCCGCCTCCTGCGCCACGGCCAGCTTGTGCGCCGCGGCGCCGGAAATGGGGCGCACCGTCACCTCCCGCCCGAACAGCCGCACCCGCGGCAACCGGGCGTCCGACACCAGCGCGTCGAGGTCCACCACCCTGGCGGTCAGCATCAGACGCTGGCGAGGTACTCGATCCGGTACGGCATGTCGCCCACGTTGGCGCCCGAAACGGTCATGTCCAGCCGCGCCTCGATCTCGATGGCGATGGCGATCTCGGCGGCGTCCTGCGAGGTCATGTCGTACTTGGTCAGCAGCGCCGCCGGAAACCGCACCTGCACGAACGCCCCCGAGCCGCGCAGCCAGATGGCCCGCACGTCGGTCAGGTAGTCGCCCGACGCCAGCAGCGAGCCCGCCCGCTTGCCCTGGTAGCTGGTCGAGCCGGTCCACGCGCCCGACGCCACCACGGTGGCCCCCGGCTCGATCTGGCCCACGTTCGTGGTGCTAAGCTGGATCATCGTGCCGGTCAGCTTGGGCATGGTCGCCGCCTTGCGATCCAGTCCCTTCACGGGCGAGCGGCGCCCGTCGAACTCGATGGCGCGGTACTCGGTGCCGGGGTCGAACTTGAGCCCGCCGGTCATGGCGCCCAGCACGCTGGAGCCGATGTACAGGACGCCCGAGTCCAGCAGGACGTCGGTCGGAAGCGAGCTGGTGTAGCCAGTCAGTGGGGCAGTCACGGGTCACCTCGAAGGTTGGGGTCGCCGCTGGGTAAGCTATCGGGCGCAGCGGCACGCGCCCACGGCTGGCACGTGGCCACAGTCAACGGGTCGTCAGGACGGTGGGCCACAAGATCAGGTCATACGTGGCGACCACGCCCACCACGGTGCTGTCGGCGGGGTCGGTGAACTGCGGGATGGTGTTGCGCTGACGTGTGCGGCCCACCATCAGCCCGGCGTCATTGTCCGTCAGGCTGAGCAGGCAGCCGTCCACGATGTCCATGGCCGACTCGATCACCGGGAGCTGCGCCTCGGGTTGGCCGATGGCCTGCACCTCAAGCTGGGCGGTCTCCCGGTAGCCGGACGCCCACGGCGTGGACACCCGGTCCAGCCGCAGGGTCAGGTACGGGAACGTCGGCGGCTGCGGGTGGGCGCGGACCCAGATGTTGTCGCTGCCCAGGTAGTCGGCCAGCCGCTCGCCCTGCGGGGTGACGTGCGCCAGCAGCAGCGACCGGATGCGGGCGTAGATCGCCACCGTAGACCCGGTGCCCTGCCGCAAGGTGTTGTTCGGGACCACCCACTTCGGCTTGGTCATATCGCCCACCGCTGCATATAGCGCTTGACGGTCTTGGCGTACTCGGCGCCCAGCGCCGGGGTCGCCTCCACCCCGGTGGGGCGGAAGATCTCGCGCCGCTCGTGCCGCCGGGTGAAGATGTTGTAGTGCCCCAGCTCCCAATAGAGCGGCACCAACCACGCCTTCCCGCGCTGCACGCCGCCCGCTTGCGGCGCCGCCCCGCCGAACCGCGGCCCGACCCGGATGGCATAGCCCTCGCGCTCCAGCGTCGGCGCGTCCTCGCGCTGGATGGACGCCTTCACCTTGAGCGTGTCGCGGAACCGCCCGCCCTTATAGTAGCCCGAGCCAAATGCCTTCTTGAGCCGCCGCACGAGCAGGTTCCCGCACGCCACCACGCCGTTGCGCCGCGCCTTGTCCAGATCGCCCACGAACTGGGCCGCGTTGTTCGTGAACCTGACCGGCACTAGACGTACCTCGGCTGCTCGACCAGCAGCGGGACCACACCGTCCAGATCGGGGACCGCCAGGTTCGCCCCGGCGCGCACCACCTGGTAGATGGTCTGCCCCACGTAGGGGATCAGGAGGTTCGTATAGGTCGGGCTGATTTCGGCGTAGTAGGTGCCCAGCGTGCCCGACTCGGTGAGCGGGAAGCTCGACAGCCCCGCGATAGGCGAGGCGCCCAGCGCGTCGGTGCAGAAGCTGACCGTGCCGGACGTGGCGGTCCAGACCGTAAAGCTGTTGCTCGCCGCCACGTAGCGCGTCAGCTCGATGCGTGCCAGGTAGGTGTTCCGCGGCTGAATGGTCTTGCGCGTGGCCGTGCTCGTCATGTCGTGCCCTCCGAATGGTCCACCATGAGCACCGCCAGCCCGCCCCGGTCAGCAATCCGGCGGGCATGGCCGCTGCCGTCCACCACCAGCACCCATACCCCCGAGCGGTCCCGCGCCCGTCCCCGGATGATCGGGCCGCGCACCAGCGCCGCCGGTAGTCCGGTCAGCACGTAGGCCCCGGACAGCGGGCGCAGCACCCGCCCGAACTTGAGCGCCGCCGCCTGACCTGCGAGCGTGTACGCCCCGGCGTTTGCCGGCATGGTGATGCCGAACGAAAACCCCGCGGGTTGCCCGTTCAGCAGATAGGCGCCCGCAGCGCCCCGCTGGCGCAGGTGGAACGCCGCCGCCTGCCCGGTCAGGTTGTACGCCCCGGCGTCGGCAGCCAGCAGTTGCACCCGCCGCAGCGCCGCGTCCTGCCCGGTCAGCGCGTAGGCCCCGGCGTCGGACGCATTGCTGCGGGCGAACGCGGCGGGCTGCCCGGTCACGGTGTAGATGCCCGCCCCGCCCTGCATGGTGATCGAGACGCCGATCCCCGCCGCCTGCCCCGTCAGGGTATAGGCGCCCGCCTCGTGCGTGACGCTGCGGTCGAACCCGGCGTCCTGCCCGGTCGCGGTGTAGGCACCCGCGTCCCCCGCCAGGGAAAACGCGGCGAACCCGAGCGCGCACAGTGGCGCGGTCGCGAGCGGGTAGAAGCCCAGCACGTTACGCCACCGCGCCCGGCGGGTCGTCCGTCACGAGCTGCGGCACCGTGGGCCGCACCGTGTCCTCCACGTCCGCCAGCAGCACCCAGCCCTCGCCGTCGTGGTGGAACGTGACCGGCTGCCCCTTGAGCTGGTGCGCATTAAGGATCGGGGCCAGCCGGGTGTCGGCGCTCGCCTGCGCCTCGGCCTGCGTGCGCTGGAGCCACGCGGCGACCTCGGAGACGAGCGCCTGCTCCACCGCGGACAGCGCGTGGGGCACCTTCACGCGGCCTCCAGATCAGGCGCCGCCACGGACACCGTGCCGACCGGCGCACTGGCGACCGCCACGTCGGCGGCGGGAATGTTCAGCTTCTCGGCCACAGCGGCTTCGAGCTGGGCGTCGGTCCAATCCTCGGCCAGCGTCTCGGAGTCGATGACCACGACGAACGACACCGTGGTGGTGCCGGTCACGCCGGTCACGGTCTCAACACAGTGACACTCGGTCTTGCCCTGCGCATACTGCACGGCGGCGGTGTTGATGACGACGGGGGCGGGCATGAGATCAGGCGTTGTAGTAGGGAATACGGACCTCGGTGGTGCCGACGTGCGCCACGAGGTAGCCCAGCGGGTTGGCGGGCAGCGCCGAGGCGGCGCCGGTCGCGCCCACGGTGGTGCTGGTCGTGCTGCCGAACGTGGTGGTGGACGCCGCACCCGCCGACACTGCCCCGGCGCGCACCCAGCCGCCGCCCACCATGTTGCGCCCGAGATACAGGTCACGCGGTCGCGTGGCCCCGCTCGCGCCGATGTCGTAGGTGTTATCGGTGCCTGCAAGGAAATGCCCCGTGCTTGCGCCGATGCTCCAGCGAACAACGCGGAACCCTGTGTGGAACTCAATCGGCCCACCGTTTGCGCCAGTGGTAACCGCACCGATAACCAGCCCGTTTGGGGTCGTACCTTCAACGGCTGCACGGCTTACGAGCGCAGTCACTCCAAAAGCCGTTGTTCCATAGACAGCCAGCCGGAAGCTGCCGCTGTTCTGTGCGTTGGTGAGGTCATAGTAGACGCCGTTCGCATTGTTGCTGTTGACGGCAAACGGAGCGGCTGAGCTGGCGTTCGTCACCGTCAGGCTGGTCAGCGTGCCCAGGCTGGTCAGACTCGACGCCGTGACGCCAGACGCCAGGGTATTTCCGGTGAGCGTGCCCGCCGCCGCCGCCACCGTGATGTTCGCCGTCCCGTTGAAGCTGACGCCGTTGATCGTGCGCGCCGTCTGCAACGCCGTCGCGGTGTCGGCGTTGCCCGTCAGCGTGGCCGTGATCGTGCCTGCCGCGAAATTGCCCGAGCCGTCCCGCTTGACCACCTTGTTGGCGGTGTTGGTGCTCGCCACATCGTCCGTGGTCACCAGCCCGGTCGCCGGGATCGAGCAGAACACGTCCTTGGCCCCGGCGCTAAAGGTCACCTTGGTGGTGCCGCCCGCGCTGCTGGCGATCACGGTGTCCCGGCTCAAGGTGCCCGCGCCCGTCGTGCCGATCCCGATCTCCCACTCGGCCCCGAGCGCCGCCACATAGTAGACGGACACGCCGTTGCCGAAGGCCGACGAGAACGACACGAACCCGGTGACCGCTCCCGCCAGCGAGAACGTCCCCGTCCCCGTGGTGGTGCTGGTCTCTCGTACGCGATCCGATAGCGCAGGCATAGGTCAGCCCTTACGCGATGGTCAAGACGCCCGTGGTCGGGTCGAAGTCGACCGCGAACGTGTCGCCCGCCGACAGGGTGATACTGGTGCCGTAGTCCCACCACGCAATCAGGTTCTTGCTGGCCGTCGTGTCGTTGTACAGCACGGCGTACCGGAACGGCCCGATGGTCCCGCCCGTCGCCGTCCACGTGGCGGGGTCGGCCAACACGAGCTTGTAGGTGCCGCCCGTCTGCGACGAGCTGGTCTGCGCCGCCGTGTTGCCGCCCGCCGTGTAGCCGTTCCCCGCGCTGATCTCCGCGAGGTCGGCCTTCACCGCGTCGGTCGCCGCGTCCGGCGTGGCGTTGCTCAGGTAGACCTTGAGCGTGTCGCTGCCGAGGTTGTGCACCTTCTCGGCCAGCGCCTCCACGAACGCTTGGAACTTGTTGTAGGTTGCCATCGTCGTCCCTCGGGGTTAGGTCATGAAGCCGACGCCGCCCAGCGTCAGCACGGAAGCCGTGATTGCCGTCGTGTCGCTGTCGTTCTTGATGACGACCGAGATGATGTCGTCCTCGGCAATGGGAATCAGCCCGGATAAGAACACTCCCGCCGGGTTGCCGCTCAGGTTGTGAAAGTAGGCGGTGAACGCCAGCCCAGAGATCGCTACGCCGTTCTTGGCGAACGTGAACGTATAGCGTTTGTTATTGCCAGCAGGCAGCACTTCCAGCGTAGCCTGCGCGTTCAGCACCTGGGTGCTCGCCTTCTCCCACCGCAGCTGGCCGTTGGCGGGCATGGACACGCAGCTCGTGCAGACCGCCGTGTCCAGTGCGGTGGTCCCCGCCACCGGCACATAGGTGCCGCTGCTGGCGAACGTGGTCGCCACCGCGCCGCCGCTTGCCAGCGCAAGCTGGCCTCGGCTCGGGTAGAGCGAGACCGTCAGGTCGCGCACGATCTGCGCGGTGATGTTGCCGCTGGTGTTGTCAGCCAGCAGCGTGAGTAGCGTGCTCAGGGTACGTGGGGTATCAGCCATCAGGCAAACGCCTCGTCGAAGGCGGAAGAAAACTCGTCGGTGGTCACCAGATGCACGCCGTCCAGCGTCGGCAATCCCTCGAAGCCCGCGAACTCCACCGCCTCGGTCGGGGTCACCGCCTCTAGGTCGAGCCGCTGCGAACGGAGCTGGCGCTGCGGCACCACGCCCCGCACCCAATAGACGGTCTCGTCCCCCTCCAGCCGCACGAGCCCCGCCAGCGGCACCGGCACATAGTCGGCCACCGTGGCCCGCGCCGTGGTGCGGTACGAAATGTGCATCTGCGGGTCGGTGCCCACGTTCTGCCCGTCGCTGGTGGCGTCGATGCGGCCCCAAAAGGTGCCCTGGTAGGCGTAGACCGGGCGCATGAAGCCGTCGGCCCCCGCGTCCTCCCGCGCCCACAGGCTGACCCGCTGGTCCAGCCGCCCCGCCACCATGGTCATTGGGCCACCCCCAGCCGGAACAAGCGCAGGCTCTTGACCACCCGCGCCACCGTCTCCCGGCTCGCGTCCCAGCTTATCGTGGTGTCGCCCGCCTTCTCGCTGGCCGCGCCCGGGGTACGGCGCTGGTACAGGTCGGCAGCAAGGTCCAGAATCATCTCGGTCAGCAGCGGCTCGATGCGCGCATAGTCCGACCGCAGGGACAGGCCGCAGCTCGCGGTGATCGTATACGGGCCGTTGTAGAAGCTGGTGAGCGGCTTGGCATAGATCATGCCCGACGCCCCGTATACGGTATACGTGGTCGAGTCCACGGTCGCGCCCTCGCTGTCGGTGATGCTGACCGACGCAATCGGACGCCGCGGGAAGATCAGGCTGGTGACCGGCTCGTCCAGTGACTCGGCCCGGTCCACCGCGGTCTGGCTCTCGGCGGTGATCGGGCAGTCAATCCACCCTTCCACCATCGCCTGCGCACGCGCCACCAGCGCGGCCAACAGCGCGTTCTCCGCGTTGGTCTCGATCCGCAGGTACGTCTTGAGGTCGGTGCTAGTCGGCAGCGCCACGGACGGCCTCGCGCAGGATGGTGGCGTACTTGGCCCCGACGACCGGGTAGTCGTGGTGGGCCACGGTGTAATCGTATACGCGGCGCGCCTCGGCGGCGTAGTGGCCACTGTCAACGCACAGCCGCCGCACCGCCTCGCGCAGCTCCTCGCGACTATCCGCGAACGTCCACGGGCACGGGATGCCCAGCTTCGCCAGGTCGTCCACCGCGCCATGGTCGCCCGCGATGACCGGCAGCCCCATCGCCGCGCCCTCCAGCCCCGAGCCCTGCATACCGAGCCAGAAGCTATCGAACACCACATGGCAGGTCGCCTTGAGCGCCAGCGCCTCGCCGTGGCTCATGTCCTCGATCAGCACCGGCTCCACGGGCAGGCCGTAGTCCTTCAGATAGGCCATGACGGCGAGAAAGTCCGACGTCCCCTTGATCTCGCGCCGCGTCGGGCTGTGCGCCACGCGCAGCCGCCCGCCATCCCACGGCGGCGCGTAGCGCGTCACGCTCGCCCGCAGCGCCTGGTAATTCTTCACCGGCATCGGGATCGGCAGCCAATGCTCCACCCCGTGCCGGTGGTGGTAGGGCCGCGCCCCGAACGTCACGCTGCCCAGCTTCTCGTCCGTGTTCCGGTCGCGGTACGTCACCCGCGGGTCGCCCGGGGGCAGGCTCCCGTGGTAGGTCACCGCCACCCGCTGCCGCTCGGTCGGGGCAACGCGCAGCTTTTGGAACAGACCGCGGTAGTCCATGTGGCAGTGAATCACGTCCGCCGTCGCGGCCAGCACTTCCACCGTCACGCGGTGGGCGTCCCCGTCCCACTGCCGCCAGTGGCAGTGCGGGTTGGTGTAGTCGTAGCGCACGAGCGCCGACAGCACGCCCGGGGCCGTGTTGGCCGCGGAATGGTAGCGGTAGACCGAGCTACCCGGATCGTACTCGGTGATCTGGAGCACGCGCAGCGCGTCCGGGGTCGGGTCCGCCGCGGTGTAGTGCTCGGGCACCTCCGGGGGCGACAAGATCCGCCCCGTCCCGCCCCACAGCCGAGCTATCCCGTCCTCGTCCACGACCAGCGCGTTCGTGGCCAGCCCCGGCGTCATCTGCGTAGCCGCCTCATCCCACGCGGCCTTAAGGCTGGCGCCCATGGCCCACGCCATCGGGTGCGACAGCACCAGCCCCCACTGCACCAGATCGCCCACTCGGTCGGCGGGCACCTCGAACACCTCCCGCGCCGCACGCCGCACGCCACCAATGATGCAGGGCTGGATCGCCATGACCTTGGCCGCGGCGGGCGCGGGCGTCGGGGGCACTACGGCCTCGGCCACCGGGGGGAGCGCCCCGGTGGCCTTGGCCTTCCTGCTTGCCGCCTTACGAGCTGGCGGGGACATCCAGCACGACGAACGGGCTGTGCGGATCGACCTTCACGCCCGCCACCGTCTTGTAGGCGTAGGTGGACGTGGGGATCGGGATGCCGCCACCGCGCGCCAGGAACCGGTACGTGGTGATGTCCTGCACGAACTTGACGTGGATGGACGACTCCACCGTCAGGGCCTGCCGCAGCCCCATGGCGTAGAAGTCGCCGTTGACCAGCGCCACGTCCCCCTTGGTGCCGAGCGAGTTGAGCAGGTCGGTGACGATGACCGGCAGCCCGAGGAGCAGCATGGTGGGACGGTCCCGCAGGTTCGCGATCCAGGTGACCATCGTGTTGTTCGTGGTCTGCATCGCGAAGAGCTGCGCCAGCACGCGGCGGGAGATCATCCACGCCGAGTTGGGGCCGATGGTGTGCCGCTCGTACATGGCGAAGGCGTCCGCCGCGACGAACTGGTTCGACGTGGTGCGGTTGACCGAGATGAGCGAGCCGTTGTTGCTGTTGAGCGCGCCGAGCGGCTGGGACGAGCCCGTGCCGTCGATGGTCAGGTCTTCGTTCAGCTTGTTGATGATCTGCCCGCCGACCGCCGTGGTGACCTCGCTGGGCAGCTCGCCCGTGAAGTCGTCACCGAGGATTTCGTCGCCGAACTCGGTGATGGCGGCGTACTTGTAGATCTCCAGCAGCCGCTGGCCGAACACCGGGTCGCGCTCCGGCTTGGTGCCGCCCTCGCCCACAATGGTGACGTTGGCGATCTTACCCGCCATCGGGCGGTTCAGGGTGGTCGTGCCCTCGTCCTGGATCAGGTACGGGATGCGCAGCGACCGACCGGGGACGTTGTACCGGCGGGCGTACTGGAAGATGCCCGGCTGGGCGTTGCTGACCGAGAAGATCTCGGGCACCTGCGTCAGCGGCAGCAGGTACTCGCCGCCCGACGTCGATCCGGTGATCGTGCGGGTCATCTCGGCCACGCGGCGCAGCCCCTCGATCTCGCGGGCGTTCTTGGTCCCCTTGGCCGCGGCGCGCAGGTAGGCGCCGAGCGTCGGGAAGTGGTTCACCAGCACCTTCTTGACGTCCTCCATGGCGTCCTTCATGCCGCGGAACTCGGTCCGCTCGGCCTCGCCGCCCACGTCCACGCGGGTCAGCCCCTCGGCCCCGCCCTGCCGGTCGATCTCGGCGTCGGGCGTGAACTCGGCCGCGGCCTGCGCCCGCATCTCCAGCGCCACGATCCCGTCCGTGCGCGCCTTCACCTCGTCCGCACTCAGCGTGAGCGCGGGGTCCATCAGCTCGGCGCGCAGCTTCTGCGCCTGGGCGCGCAGCTCGTTCGCGGCGCGGTTCTTGGTCACCAGCGTGTTCTGCATCGTCTCCTCGGGTCTATACGGAATAGGTCTGCCGCACGGCAGCGAGCCGGTCGGCCATCGTGACCGCGGCGTCCTCGCGGGCTGGCGTGGGCGTGGGCGGGGCGCAGCAATCCGTGCGCGTGCCCGGGGCCACATCGTCCAGGTACGGGGAAGCGTAGGCATCCAGCACCGCCTGCCGGTCGGTGACGCTCAGGGCGTCGAGCGCCGTGCGGGCGGCAATCATGAGCAGGTCACGGTCCGTGCGCACGGAATCGCGGGGCTGCTCGGGAACATCCGGGGGGCTCTTGTCGCTGCGTGCCCCCAGCACGTCGGTGCCGGGGACGCTGGGCATCGGGGTCAGGCTGACCTCGCGCAGCTCGATTTCGAGGAACCGCTCGACGGTGTTGCCGTCCACCACGGCCAACTCGGTCCGCTTGGGAACGAACCCGATCGACAGCCCGGTGACGGCGCCCGCGGCCATGACGGCCTTCACGTAGTCCCGCGCTGCGCGCCCCGCCTCGGTGTCGAACAGGTCGGCCACCATGACCAGCCCGTCGCCCGTGTCGGTCAGGCTGGCGACCACGCCGACGTGGGCGTCCACCTCGCGCTCGTGGTCCATGAGGAAGGGGACGCG